GCTGATCGGCGCGCTGATGCTGCCCGAAGGCGTGGGCATGACCTGAGACTGGCCAAGCGCGGAAAGCGTTGCAGCCCCGGCCGAACATGCATAATTGATCGTCACCGTCCCAAGGCCCACAAGGGACGTTGGCGACACCGTGAGCGTAGCCACGGGAGCATCGGGGACAATCGACACCGCAACGCCCGTCGAGGTCCTGCAGGTGTACGCACGGGCAACCCCAAGGGCCTTTGCCGCGTCAATACAGGCCGCTTCCGTTGCGTACCGCGCAACAATGCTGGTGCCACGGTACAGCGGCCAGTCTCCCGGCGTGACGGTTGCAACGGCTGCCGCAAGCGCGGCAATCGGGAAAAGCGCGCACAAGGCCAGAAACCGCTTCATGTTCTACTCCGGAAGTCGAATGGCGTTCAGATCGTCAACCGTCGCCGCCGCGTCGATTCGCGGGTCGGCCGGCATGTCGCGCAGCGCCTGGCGCCGACGTTCGACCGCAGCAGCCTCGTCGGCCTTTCCCTGCCCGAATGCTCGCGACCATTGCGCGTCCAGAGCAGGGAACACCGCCGCCCGCTCATGGCGCAGGTGTTCGCGCTTCAACTGCTTGGCCTTGCCCATGTCGTGAACGATGGACTTGCCGTCATCCACCCACGCATTGCGAAAGGTGCGATCCTGCGGAATGTCGCCCTCGGACAGGCGCCGCCACGACACGAATGGCCGGTCCTGAAATGCCGCGTTCAGGTTCTCGACGATCACGGCGTCGATGGGGTCGCGCTTCCACTGGTGCGCACCGCTCCAGTACGCGCCGGGAGGAAGCAAGCTGCCGCGCCCGGTCACCATGAAGTAGTGAATCACCTGCGTGCCATCTTCGAGCGTGACGGACAACGGGATGGCGTCGTATCTGAATTTTTCCATTACTGATCACCCAGACCGCTGATGTGCCACGCCGTCGGGTCTTTGATGAGCGAGGTGGTTGCCGTGTTGTCCACGCAGTCGCAGCGCAGCGTTCCCGCCGCCTGGCCAGCCGAGCGGATGTGCGGCTCGCGGGTGTTGGCCACGCTGTAGGTCGTGCTCGTCATTTCCACACTGACTTGTGCGCAGTAGTCCACGCTCGAAAAGTCGGTGGCGATGGTCACGGTGATGTCGCCCGTGCCGTTGTCCGTCAGGCTGGTTACGTTCCAGCTGGCCAGAACGTTGCCGGTCACGCCGGCCTTCACCCAGAACTTTGACACGCCGGGGTGCCAGTTCACGCCCTGCGGGGTCACGTACTTGTCCGTGGCGGTCCCGGCTTCCATTTCGGCTTGCGTCGCCGCATTGCCGACTGACGGATACTCGCCGCCGTTCGCATCCAGGTGGAACCAGCGGCCCGACTCGTCCAGCACCAGCGACTCGCCAGCCAGCAGCGTGACCTTGGAAAGCACGGACGTATTGGTGCCGTCCGTCACCTGCGCCGTCACCACCGAACTGCTGCTGGCGTGGTTGTTGTAGGCGGTCAACGTCTTGACGTTGTAGACGTGGCCAGAGGTCAGGCCCGTAGCGTCCACGATGTCGGTCGTGGTGGCGGTGGTGATCGACGCGGCAGGGCCGAGGTTCGGCAGCGCCTGAACCACCGGTGGCGCTGCATTATCCGCCTGCATGGCGGAAACGTGCACCTCGATGTCCACGGCCGACGCCGTGACCAGTTGCAGCTTGTCGGTGTTGCCGCGAAGGATCAGCACTTACGCGAACCGAATCAGGCCGGTACTCGCGTCATTGGTGGGCATGGTCAGGGAGAAATTGCCCGCCGTAATGCTCTGCGAGCCGAACGTGAACACGCCGATGTTCCGGTTCGAGTCCGTGGTGCTGTAGATCATCACCGCGTCAAACGCACCCGAACTCGTGAGCGTGGTCCACGAGATGGACGCGGAGGGCGTCCAGTAAGCCGTGGTCGAGGTCAGGCCCGCCGAGTTGGCGTTCGTGACGCTGGCACCGCCCGCCGTGTAGTTGCCCGTTGCGGCCAGTTCACCAGTCGAGGTGTAGACCGTGTTCGTGGGGCCAGTCGTGGCCGAAGCCAGGTACAGGGCTCCCTTGAGCGTCTTTCCGTCCAGGATGGCGCCAAGGGCCGCCTGCTTCGCTACACCAGAAACGCCTTGCGAATTGGCCACAGCGCCCCCTTAGCCCAGCGTTCCGGTCGGGGCCATCACGTCCAGCGCACGCAGGACAGACACCCACGTATCACGCCGGACCATCTCGCCATCCATCCGCCACTCGGTGACATACACCCGGGCGTTGTCCTGCCAGGTGATGGAGTCCCACACTTCCAGCTGCTCGATGGGAACCAGGCCCTTGGTCGTGTGGATGAGCATCAGGCACCCACCGCGCCGGCAACCATGCCGCGCACGTCCGTGGCCAGCGAGGCCAGCCTGTCGCGGGTGGCCTTCAGTTCTTCCTTGGCAGCAGCAGCGGCAGCCCGGGCCGCATCGCGCTTCTGCTCGGCCTCGGCCATGACCTTGGCAGCTTCAGCCTTCGCGGCCTCCACCACGCCCTGCGCGGCCTTCTCGATCTCCACGGCCTTCGCCTTGGCATCGGTCAGGATCTTTTCAGCGGCGGCCTTGGCTTCCGCTTCGAGCTTGGAGTGAACCTCGCCCAGCCCGTCGATCTGCTCGCGGGCGTTGGCGATCTGGGATTCCAGGCTGGACAGTTCGGCCTTCTTGGCCGACACCATCTGCTCGGCAGACTCCAGCGCGTCAGCGGCCTCTTTCAGCCGCTCCATGCCCTTCAGGAACTTGGCGAAGTTGCGAGTGACCGAGATGGCCTCGCTCAGTGACATATCAGCCATTGCGCCTCCCGAACAGCGTCACGGTGAAGTTGGTCGAGCCGTCGCCCGCCGTGACGTTGGGGCGGATATAGCGGGTGACTTCCAGCACCTGCTCGATCTTGGCCAGGGCCGTGAACGTCAGGGCGTTGCCCTGCGGGTCCACCAGCGCCACGTACACGCTACCGTCGTTCGACCCCTCGATGGTGACCGAGCCGCCCGTCCCCAGCGTGCCGCCGATCTGCACCGAGCGGTCCGCGTAGTCCGCGATCTCAAGCGGTGACCCGGTGTCGCCGTTCAGCAGGCCGGTCCACTGGTAGGTCGCGGACCGCATGTTGTTGTCCACGACTGTCGGCGTGCGAGTGGCCATGGGTTACGAACTCACCCCGCCCACCGACGAGCGATAGAGGCGCCGCAATCCGATGCGGAACATCTCCACCACCTGCTCGAGCTGGGCCTCCGACTTGATGTTCGAGTTGTCCATGAACAGATCCACGTAGCCCGTGGTGGCACCAGCAGTCTGGGCATAGGCAATCTGGCTTTCCGCCAGGCCACCGCCCGAGATGGTGTCCACGTCGATCCTGAAGCGCTGACTGGCCATGCGGTTCTCCTGAAAAACAGGGGGCTAGAGGCTTGAGCCTTTCGCCCCCATGTAGTCCGCTCGCATCTCCGCGTGATTTGAGCGGGTTCGGGGGTCAGTCCGTGTCGGTCGCCGCGATGGCCGAGCCGTCGCTGGTGTCCACCACGCCCGAAGCGTTGGCGTTCACGAACAGCCACTGCTGCGCCGTGATGCCGGTCGGGGTCTTGACTGCGCCGGTAACCACCTTCACGAGGATGGTGTCGCCAATGGCCAGTTCCTTGGACGCGCTGTTGAAGTAGCCTGCGGTGTCCACCGTGGCCGCCGTGTCCAGCGTCGCGTAGGTCCAGAGGCGATGTCCAGCCGGGACGCCCGGGTGGGCGCAGTACAGTCCGTCTCGATTGAATGCCATGACCGATTACTCCGTGAACTGGACGCCGAAGGCGCCCGTGGTATCGACGCACACCGCGCCGGCCTTGAATACGCCATTGACCAGCCAGCTGGTCTTTTCCGCCACGTAGTTGATCTCGGTGCGGAAGTCGATGCCGATGGCAAGACCCACCGACTCCTCATGCCACGCCCAGCCCTGACGGATGTTGCCCGAGACGATGGGCAGGCCACCTTCCTGGCCGGTGCCGGTGCGGTCATCGAACACATGCCACATGAACCCGCCGAACGAGTTGATGTCGCCGCTCTGCAGGGCACGCAGGCCGTTGTAGTCGGCGCTCGAGAACTGGGACACGAGCAGGGCCTGTTCGAGGCCGCGCGCCGTGATCGCCAGGTGTCGGCCCGACTTTGGCACACCCGCAGCGTTCATCAGGCGCGACAGGCGCAGCAGCTTGTCCAGGTTGAAGCCCGAAGCCGTGCCGCCCACGTCGGTGTTGACCGAGGCAGCGGTGGCCGTGGCCGCGATGGCGTCGATGATGATCTGGTCCGACCGGCGGCCCATCGCATTGGCGACGGACTTGGCCAGCTCCGACTTCTCGTCGTAGTTGACCTCGGCCTGGGCGAAGATGTCGGTGTAGTCCGCCGCGTGCCAGTTGCTGAGGGTGGCGGTCTTGTTCACATGCGTGATGCCCATCGGGTTCACGCTGTCCTGGATCGCCTTGGTCTTGGCGATGCCACGACCCAGAAGGCGGAAGTTCGCGGTGGAGCCCACCACGTTGCGGCGCACGCGAGTGCTGCCGTTCAGCAGGGCGGCGCCCTGGTACTGATGCTTGACCTCGGCATCGAATTCGGCTTGTGCCGCATCCGTCAGGTAAATCGACATGACCTACTCCAAAGAGCGAAAAACGGTTGGGTTCTTCGCCTCGGTAGGTCCTCTCGGGCCGAGACTTGCGGGGCTGGATGCCCGCCTGCATCACCTGTTCACACCGGGCTGCAGTTGCAGTAGGTCCGGCTGTTCAGGTGCTGCGAGAGTGCGGCAGTGCGCCACACCCCCGCAATACGGTCATGTGTTGCTAGCCGTTGACCACGCGCCCGTTCGAGTCGCGACGCGACGTGCCCACGATGCTTTCCAGCATGGCCTGCGACTTCTTGCGGTACTCGGGGTCGATCTCGACCAGGCGCTGGCCCTTGTCGTTCGTGGCGAAGTGGAATTTCTCCCAGTCCGCTTTCGTGGTGACGGTCGGTGCCGTGTTGCCCTCGCCCTTCGGGATCATCGACGGCGGCCGGGCCTTGGCGATCAGCGCCTCAACCGCGTTCACGGCGTCGGCCGTGGTCAGCATCCCCTTGAGCGTGGCCTGCATCTGCGGGTCGAAGTTGGCCGTGATGTAGTCGCCCACGTCCTTGAGCCGGTGCTGCGCGTTGTCGCCCAGCTTGGCCAGTTCCGCCGCCTTGTTCGTCTCGACCTGCTTCAGGTCAACGCCCAGGAACGAGGTCACCAGTTCCCCGATGGCCTTCTGCGACAGGTCCAGCTCCTTGGCCTTGGTGAACACCGCAGCAATGCGCGGGTCATCCTTCAGCTGCTCCACGACTTCCTTTGGCACCTGCTCGGACGGCTCCAGCGCGTAGCCCTTCTCGGGGGCGCCGATCACGTCGAGCTTCTTGCCCAGCTTGCCCTCGGCCCAGCGCAGCTGGTTGAGCACTACGTCGGCCTTCACGGCCTTCTTGTCCGCGTCCCAATACTTGGGCGCGACGTGCTCCGGGCGGCCATCCTTGTCCACCTTGCCGAACACAGTCTCGACGCCCTTCTCGTCGAACACGAACGACAGGGCGGGCTTGGCGGGTTCAGCCGGGGCAGCAGGCGCAGCAGGGGCTGGCGCAGCGTCCAGAAGTGAATCAGATGCCGCAGGTGCGGCGGTGGTTTCTTCGGCCATGGTCATCCTCCGGTGGGCGGCCCTAAGCGGGCCATATCGAGCTGGGCAAGAAGTTGGCGAACAACGTCCGCCTGTCCTTCGCGGATACCCTGCGCGAATGCGTCCTCACCAGGACGGACAATCGAGCGGGCGAGAAAAACCCTGATCCAGTGATCGAGCAGGCGCTGGCCGGGTTCGTTGTTGAACACGTCCGCGTGCATCTTGGCGATCTCGAACCCCTGCGCCCAGCGCTCGCGCTGCGCCTCGTCCGGGGCTTTGACGAACACGTCAGGCTTGCGTAGTTCGTGAACCAGCCGGCTCATGCAGTGGCAGGCGCGCCCTGTTGCTGGGCCGCAGCAGCGGCGGCGGCAAGCTGCTTCTGCATCTGGTCGCGCTCGCCGTCAGTGCGCAACACGGACGCATCCACGCCCGCCTTCTTGGCGATCCATTCCCCGATCTTGTCGGTCTTGAACGCCAGCATGACCGCTTCGGGTCCGAACGGCGCAATGGACGCCATGGCCGTCTGCAGCGACAGAAGTTCCTCCTGGTCCTGCGCGCGGGCCAGCGGGGACAGATGCTTGAGCGTGACTTCGCGCCCGTCCACCTTGAAGTCGGCCATCTTGCCGATGGACCGCAGCAGGGCCACGCACCGGCCCAGCACGCGCTCGATGAACTCGGTCTGCACCCGGCCAAAGCCCGAGCCCGACAGCTGCACGAAGTCGCGCTGCTCCACGAGGATCTCGGTTGCCGACTGGATGGGCCCTTCCTGCCTGCGCGTGTCGTTCAGCAGGTGGCGCTTGATGTTCCGGCGCAGGTCCTCGAGCACGATCTGCGTCAGGTCCGGGCGGCTGTCCACCACCAGCTGGCGCAGCGTGGGGTTCGCTTGGTCGTTCGACATCACGGGGATGATGGCGTCCGGGGCCACCTGCACCGTGTAGGGGTTCAGCACCCCGTCATTCACCGCAGTGAACGGGGGCGACAGGCCCAGCGCAGCCCCACGCAGGGTGAACTCCACGACCTTGTTCACGGTCTTGATGTCCGGCAGCGCGGCCATTACCGGGCCGCGCCCCCACGTCTCGCCCGGCAGCGACAGCCACCGGAACACGATCATGGGCGAGGTTTCCCCGAGCGGGCGCCAGTACATGACGACCTTCTCGGTCTTGCTGAACACCACGAGGTGATACTCGCGCCGCTTGGGCTCGAAGATCGAGGCCACGCAGAAGTCCACCTTCTCGGCCGGCTTGGTTTCCTTGAGCTTGGTCCACTTCTCGGGCAACTGCGCACCCGGGTACAGCCGCTCGATGTCCACCGGCTTCATGCAACGGTCGATGAACTGCGTCTCGATCATGCCCGTGGGGCCTTCCTCGATCCCCAGCTGCGGCGGCGGCACCGAGTCGAACACGAGCCCATTCTGCTGCTCGTTCAGTTCCACGGTCAGCGCCCCGGTGCCCACGGCCAGGTCCTGGAACGCCTCGTGGGACTTCAGGGCGAAGTTCGAGTGGTTGATGTAGTCGAACAGAATGTCCGTCTGTTCCTCGAGGTACAGCGACAGCTCGTCCGATTCCCGGTACTGCTTGGGCAGGCCCGCGCCCGGGACCAGTTTCGACCACTGGCGCCATGGGGGACAGATGGACGACTGGATGCGGGATGCGAACTCCTGCACCCCAGCCACTGCCGTGGAGTCGAACAGTTCCGCGCCCTTCTTCTGGCCGGCAGCTGTGGCCGTGAACAGATCCCGGTCCGGGATGGCGTAGGTGTAGCAGTCCTGCATGTTGGACTGCCACAGGTCGCGCAGCGCCTTGGCTGCGTCATAGCGCGCGATGATGCGCTCAATCGGGCCGATGGCCGGGGGGATATCCATCACTCGAGCAGCGAGAACTTGGACTTGCGAACGCGGCTCACCACGGCAGCAATGGGGCCACCGCCACCACTGGACGATGCAGCGCCTGTGCGGCCTGCCATGCCCGTGGCACCAGCTGCGCCGGGGACCGAAGTCATGTCCTGCTTGGACTTGAGGTTACCGGACAAGAGACTGGCCCGGGACGATAGCTGCGAGCGGATCAACATGCGTTTCTTCTCGTTGATCGCCTGGTCCTGCCGGTCGATCTCCCGCGTTTGCGCGGCGAGCAAGGAGGCTTCTTCGGCGGTCTGCTTCGGCCTCTTGGCTTTCAGTCCCACGTCGTTTCGCCCTCAGATACTGCGCCAGTTGCCACGGTGTCCAGATCCACCACTTGCGGATGCCCATCACGCGCTTGACGATCTCCACGCAGGTGATCGGTCCAGCCATCCACGGGGTGCCGCTCACCGATTCCGGGATAGCCTCGAACACCCTCGCGGTCGGATCTTCGATCCACGCAGCAGGGTGTGTCGGCTCGTAGTGGTCGAGTATGGCCACATGCACCCGCTCCATCACCGGGTCTATGTGTTGCCATACCGCCCCGTCCCAGATCAGCACGTAGCAGTGCCGATAGCCCGGGCGCAGAAAGCGGGACCACCAGAAATCCACAATGGCCTCGCAGCACACGACGTAGTACCGGCGCCAGGGTTCAGCGGAATACACGCCACGGCTCGCGCTTGGGGATGATCACGGGCGCAGAACCGAATGCCCGGTCCCGCATGGTCACGGCCAGATACCGGAACGCATCCGCTGCGTGGCTCGCCCAGTCGTGGCGGGGCTTGGTCTTGAACGTCTTGGCCTTCTCGTCCCAGTCCTTGCCGTACTCGGTCAGGGCCGAGATCCCACGCTCACAGGCCCGCTCATCGAAGTAGCAGCGCGGGATGATGCGCCGGGCAGCCTCGATCCCATCCTCTACCTCGAGCATGGGCGCGGTCTGGATCGGGGTGATGCCCAGCCCCATGGCCACCTGCTTGCGGCTCTTGCCCGTGCCCAGCTCGCGCACCTCCACGTCGTGAGGCATGACATGGCGACTGAACCGCACGTCCTTGGCTGCGGCCCATGTCTTGAGCCAGTTCGCGTAGTGGGCCAGCCCCTCGCCTGTGTTCTCGTAGTAGGCCACCAGGCGCAACTCGCGCCCCACCACTTGGGCGATCCAGATCGAGGTGGCATCGTCCATGCCCAAGTCCCAGAACGTCTCGCAGTCAACGCCGGGCTCGACCGTCACGGACGTGATGCGCTGGTCCTTCCACGCCTGGGCCATCTGCTTGCCGTAGTACGCGCCCGGGTTCGCAGCCTCGAAGCTGCAGTAGAACTCCTGCTGGATCATATCCTCCGACATGCCCGCAGCACGCTCGGACTGGATTGCCTCCTGCGACAGGGCCTTGGTGTTCTCGACACTGAGCAGCTGGCAGAACCACTCTGGATTGCGCTGCGCCATGCGGTACAGGGTATAGCCGTGGTTCTTGCCGCGCGGGGTGTAGATGAACAGCGCCCAGCCCCCGTTCTCGGCCAGGATCGGGCGCAGGTAGTCCCATGCGTAGGGATCAGCCAGCGAGAACTCGGAGAACGTGATCCCGATGGGCGGCGCTCCCACCAGTGCGTCGTAGCTGTCCGATCCCACCACCTGCCACGTCGAACCGTTGATGAACCGGATCATCATCTCCTGCTCGCGGGTGGTTTCCCTGATCTCCTTCGGGAATGCCTCGTCGATGCGGCGCAGGCCCGTGTGGGGGTTCACGGCCTCCCAGATGGCGCGACGGGCCTGGTTCGCCTTGGGCAGCATGTGCCAGTAGTTGCCCACGCGCTCGAAGGCAGCCGTGGCTGTCCAGTGCAGGGCAATCTCATCCTTGCCCGACCGGCGATGCCATACGGCCACGGCGCGCTTCTTGCGCTCGTGTGCCAGTGCCCGCCATAGCCCATGCTGGTACTCGCGGGCTGTCCAGTTATTTGGCAGCTGCACGTCGGGTCGGGTCTACGATCTCGACCACGAGCGGGCCACCATCCCCGCCCGTGACCTCGGCCCGGGTGAGCTTGGGGACGTGGTACTCGAGCAGGTCGCTGAAGCACTTGAACGCAGCCTCGGGACCCTTGTCGGCCTCGATCTCATCCAGCCACCGCTGCAGCCGCTCGGCGTTTCCGTCCACGAACCGGGCTATGGCCTCCCTCGCTTGGGCTGTCGCCTTGTTCGGCACGCCCTTCTTCCTGCCCTTGCCCGCGTTCGGCGGCATTGTCCCTTTCGGTGCTGCCATCTGCATTCTCCTGCACTGTGCTGTCATTGCCGAGGTAGTCATCTTCCGGCGCCTGCCCGATGTACTCGGCCAGTGTCGCGCCCATGCCGCATTCACGCATGACGTGGAACGGCATGGGGAACTTGGCGTCCATCAGGCTGATGTTCAGCGAAAAGGCTGCGCGGGGATGGACCAGCCGGGCGTCGAGCCTGCCGTCCACTTCCTGGGCGCCTGCATCGCGCTTGTTCAGGCGCACGGCGGTATCGACCTCGATCATGCGCGACCATGCCTGCACCAGCAGCTTGACGCCCTGATCCCATTGCTGGGCGGCCTCCATGGCTGCGATGCCTGCGAGGGCGATCTGTTCACGGGCCTGTCGTTTTCGTTCCACGGCTAACCTCTTGCGAGTTTTCTCGCATGTCATGCAGTACGTTGCCAGCCCGTCCCAGTGGTGTGAGCAGAGGAAGAACTGGTCGAGGGTCTTTTCCTGCTCGCAGTCGGGGCAGCGCTTGTGCGTTTGGCCAGCCTTGCCACGGAAGCGGATGGGCTCGTTCATGCTGGCTCCGCCACGTAGACCTTCACGCAGCCACCCCGCACCGTGTCGTCCATCAGCTCGAACGAGATGCGGAACCGGCTGTCGTCGATCCCCAGTGCGTCGGACAGGCCATCCAGTCCCGCCTTGCAGCTGGCCAGCAGGTTGTCGGCGTCTCGGATCTTGCGGTCGGGCGGGTAGAACTCCAGGCGCACGTCGAGCTTCTGGCCGTCCGTCAGTTTGGCTTTCATGCCCATGCCCAGCGCCACATACGCCCATTCACAGCGCTGCAGGCGCTTGGCGTCGGACTTCAGGCGCCAGTGCTTGCGGTTGTTCGGTGACAACACGCTGGCAGGCCACGATGCGAGCAGCGGCCGAGTCACTTGCACCCCGCGCAGATGAACGGCTTCCCCGGCTGGCATGTGCCGCCAGCTACCGGCCTCGGCTTCCAGCATTTGGTGCATGTGCGACTCATGCGGGTGCCCTGCCCGCCAACGTGTACGCGCTTGTGCATCGGGCTAGACGCCATCGCCGTTCTCGTGGAAGGCGTCGGACGCCATCTGCACCCGGACCAACGGCTCCCCGTAGACCTTGGCGAACGCCTGCCCCATGGTCTGGTTCTTGGCCACAACACGGTCCGCTGCGCTGTTGCGCAGGATCAGCGCCCGAGCCCTGTCGCGTCGAACATCGAACGTCGTGACCCCCTGCGTCACGTCCTCGCCATAGATCTCGTCGAGGTACAGGGCGAAGTTGATTTCCGCCAGGTCCTGCTTGGTCGTGCGCCTCATGCTTGCCTCGCTGCCAAATTTCCGATGTCACCGAATCGCTGGGGGCCCGATGACTTCGACCGCTCCCGCGTGTCGATTTCCTCGCGCTTGAGCATGGTTTCGTATGCGGGCATGGACTCTCCCGGGAATGGCTGGCGGAATCCGATTCGCTCGGCCCGCTTGATCAGCTGATCCCTGTCGCCCTCGTCAGCGATGAACGACTTTCGGCCGGCCACGAAGGACGTTCCCCGTGGAACATCCTTCAACGCGAAAAGGCCCTGCCATCCATTGGCCACCGACTGCGTGACAACAGCGGCCTGGTCCTTGCCGAATGCCGCAAGCTTCTTGGCTGCCTCCGGGAGGCTCGCAGGCTTCAGAGGCTTGCCGATGGATCGACGGTAGGCGGAGAAGGTTTCCCATGCCTTGAGATCCAATCCCGGCGTGTCGCGCGCAAGCGCGTCGGCCTTGGCCGTTCTCTGCTCTGTTCTGCTCTGCTCTGCTCTGCTCTTATCAGTCACGGTGACGTCACTGTGACGTTCTTGTGACGTTTCATTCTGTTCTTGCTTGAGCCTTTCCCTGTAAGCCCTTGTTCTTGTTGCACTCGAATCGCTCTCGTATTGGCGAGCCTCCCAGGCTACTGGCTGCCAATCCGCGTCGATCAATCCCACCTCGAGCAGGCGGCGCTTGGCCTCCAGCGCGGCATCGGGAGACAGCCCAAGAGCCTTCGCGATCATGCGATCACGGAACGCTTGGGACGGTGCCGCGCTGTCCAGGGTCTCGTTGCACTTGAGGCAAAGCAGCGCGATGAAATGGCGCTGGTCCTCGAACGCCAGCAGCTGCACCTTGGGGTCGCTGACGAACTCGGAATACATTCGAAACCAGGGGCGGGCCATCAGTGAATCAGCCGGTACTCGGCCACCACGGCATGTCCGCGTGTCACGCGGCGGGCCTCTATCCGGTGCCCTGCCCGCTTCAGGTCCCAGACTCGAGCGCCGAGGCGGAAGCACCCGAAGCGCCGCAGCGCGATGATCGGCGTGATTCCCTTGCCAGTGGCCATGTAGTCGAGGATGCGGTCAGCCTGCGAACGTGTGCTCATGCGGATCTCCGAGTGTTGTTCCGTGTCATGCCGCGGCCTCGGATGAGGGTGCCGGCTTGGAGTCTGCCTCCAGATAGGCCCGTAGCTGCGCGTAGCGCCACGAGGGCGGGCCATTCTCGGCGCGGGACCAGTGTAGGACCAGCTGGTGAGACTCGCCCAGCGCCTTCGCTAGAGCGTATTTGGTGCCGGCCTTTTTCAGCGCGGCTGCAAACAGTTCCTTTCCCATGGTCACACCATAGCAAAGTAAAATATTCACTGCAACCCCTTGCGTTACGCAAAAGGCTTTGCTAATCTCTCCCCATCGCCGGCCAATCCGGCAGGAGGTTTCAAGTGAGCTATCTCGACCGACTGATGCCCGAGGACGTGAAGGGCTACGACTGGGACCGCGAGAACGACCTGGCCGACCGGGCCGATCTCGAGAACGACGAGCGCGTGGCCGAGCGGTCACAGGCCGAGTTCGACGCGATGCCCGTGACGGTACACCTGACCCGGGCCGAGGCCAGCCACTTGCTGGCGCTGTCGTTGCAGTTCGGAATTGCCGAGCGCCGCGACACGGTGAGCCGCCAGATCAACAACACGGCCATGCGCAAGCTGGATGGGGCGCTGTCATGAACATCGAGAATGCCCGCCAATCTGGACGCCACGGCAAGTCGTGGGAACAGATCGAGCGCGAACAATACGCCGGCCCGCTCACGCTGCGCGAGTTTGCGCGTGATGCGAACTGGCCCGTGATTGTCACGCTGCTCGCGCTCGCCGGCTTCTGGTGCCGGGTTGGCTACAACATTGCCCAGTGGTGGCCGGCATGAATCCCGAAGTCGCTAACGCCCTGTGCGGGCTTGGCTGGTCTATCGGCATATGCGCAGTTGTGGGCTTCATGGCATGGCGCAAGACCCGCAAGCGGTGGCCCGAGGGTCACAGCGCCACCTACTGGCAGCACGGGAGGCGCATCCGTGGGGAGTGACTGGGCACAGCAGGAACTGTGCGAGCGCCAACGATTTGAGGAGGAGCAGGCGTTACTTCGAGCCGACGCCGGCTTCGATCTGTGGCTCGAATCTCTCGAACTGAAACACGAAAAGGACGACGACAATGGACCTGAACAATCTCGACTTTGACAACCTGGTTCCCTCGCAGAGCAAGTATCTGGCGAAGGGTGACGTGGGCGAGGACGGCCTGATCCTCACCATCAAGGGCTTCAAGATGGAGTCCGTGAAGGGCGACGACGGCGACGAGGACAAGGTGGTCATGTACTTCGACGAGGACGTGAAGCCCATGATCCTCAACCGCACCAACTCCCAGCTGCTGGGCGTGGTGACGGGATGCAAGAACGCTGGCGACGCCCGGGGCAAGCAGGTGGTGGTGTACAACGACCCCACCGTGGGATTCGGCGGCAAGATCACTGGCGGGCTGCGGATCAAGAAAGTGGCCGGTGCCCCGATGCGTCCGGGCCGTCAGCCGGGCGGCATGTCGGCGCAGGCTTCTGAAGTGCCGTTCTAGCCATGAGCCTCTACAGTCTCACGGAACAATACCGGCAGCTTCAGACGCTGGCCGACTCTGAGACGGATATCCCGGAGGACGTTCTCCGGGATACTCTCGAAGGGCTCGGCGGCGAACTGCAACTGAAGGCCCAGAACGTCGCCCGGTTCATCGCGAACCAGGACGCCATGGCCGACGCCATCGACAACGCAGCCGCAGCCATGGCCGTGCGTGCCAAGCGCCTGCGGTCGCGCACCGAGTACCTGCGCAACTACCTGCTCACTAACATGCAGGCGGCCGGCATCCAGAAGCTGGACAGCCCGGAACTGGTGGTGCAGGTGAAGAAGAACCCCGCCGCCGTGGTGGTGTTCGATGAGGCATCGGTGCCGGCCGAGTTCATGGTGCAACCACCGCCACCGCCACGGCCTCCTGCGCGACCGGACAAGAACAAGATCAAGGATGCGCTGAAGTGCGGGCAGGATGTGCCTGGGTGCCGTCTCGAGCAGGGCGTCAGGCTGGAGGTCAAGCCCTAATGGCTAGGGTATTCCTCAAGCGCACCCTGTCGGGGTTCGTGCCCGTGGACGAGGACGGAGCAGAGGATGCCCGCAAGTTCGCCGTGGGCCAGATCTACCGCGCCGAGATCGTGAAGCCGCGCAGCTATCAGCATCACAAGCTGATCATGGCGCTGCTCACGCTCACGTATCAGAACCTGCCCGAGCGCTTGGGCAACCGCTGGCCCTCGTTCGATCACTTCCGCAAGGCCATCGCGGTCGAGGCTGGGCACTGCGAGGAACTGGTTTCCTCACAGGGCGAAGTCTACCGCATCCCGGGCAGCCTGTCCTTCGACTCACTGGACGAGCTGGCCTTCACGAAGGTATCGGCCGGGATGATGACCATCTGCGCGCAGATTCTGGACATGAGCGAGCCTGAACTGGCCGGCGAAGTGTCCCGCTATGCCGACGACCGCTATGGCCGAGAAGTGGCTGCGGTTGCTCGGTGCTAACCAGGTAACTCAAGGGAGAAGTATGAAAGTCATCGGGAAATCAGATGCAGGCTATCTCATCGCCGCGAGTGAGAACGAGATCGCCAACCTCTTTGGCTTCTACTGGGCCGGGGAGGACAAGTACAAAGCCATGATCAAGACTGCCGGCCACGACGGCAGCCGTGGCCTGATCGGGATGGAGATCAAGCCTACCGAGGCATACACGCAACTGTCGTGGTTGCGCAGCAGGGACGCAGAGTTCGACAGCCTGTGCAAGCAGCTACGCAACACAGCGGACGCCATCCAGAACCACAAGCCCCTGTTCGACAGGATCGTCGGGGACAAGAAGGCAACCCCATGACAAAGGAGGGAGTCTCCCGCGTCGAGGTCATTGGAAACGCCACGCTGTACCTCGGGGACTGCCGGGATATTCTGCCGACATTGCCGAAGGTAGATGCTGTTGTAACAGACCCTCCGTATGGACTTGGGAAGCGTATGCAGGGCGGTACTTGGGGCGCTCAGGAACATAATGAGGGGTTCTTGAAGTGGGATCTGGAAAAACCTGACGACGTAGTTTCAACGCTAATTGGGTATCAGATTCCATCAATTATCTGGGGCGGAAACTATTTTGAAATGCCCGCGTCCCGTTGCTGGCTAATATGGAACAAGGTTAATTCAGTCCCGACTATGGCTGATATGGAGATGGCGTGGACAAACCTAGAAAAGCCAGCAAAAAGGCTCGATTTGCCGGTCGGCAGAGTGGAATTCGGGCACCCGACTCAGAAGCCGCTGAAGTTGATGGAGTGGTGCCTTGGGCACGTTCCGAATGGGACAACACTGGACCCATTCATGGGATCTGGGACTACAGGAGTAGCCTGCGCGAATCTTGGGCGTCCGTTTATCGGGATTGAGAAGGAGCCCAAGTATTTTGAAATTGCGTGCGGCCGAATCAAGGCCGCGCAGGACCAGGGGAGGCTATTCGCATGAACGCAGACTCTCGGCCTACCAAGGAGAGCGTTAGCGATGCTCGCTTGCAGGATCTAATCAACCTGTATGACGGCCAAGCATTCCGTGGAGATACCGTTCTTGCGCTGGAGGAATTGCAGCGCCTGCGCCACTACGTCGCAACGTGCGGCGGCACCGACAACGACGGCAGGTGCCCGATGCACCACCTCGCCGGACTCGCCCCCGAACCGAAGTGCGGCGCTTTGGGAGCATTACGATGAGTGAAGCAACCGTCGTCGATAAGCGGTGGACGTACTGCCCAGAATGCGGCAGCACAGAGATTCGCCACGCGGAAGGCGACCACAAGCAGTGCGCCTGCTGCCTTCAGGAATGGTTCGCGGACATCGACTACACCGATGTGGTGCGCACCAATCTCGGGAATCGCATGCAGCTGCGCTCATCGTTGACCGCCAGGGATGAGGCGCTGGCATCCATCCGCGTGTTCGCGCAGGACTGCATCGAGAATGGCTACTTCGACAAGGGAGCGCTCGGGAACCTGTACTCGATCCGCGACCTGTGCGATTCCAAAGGAGAGGCGAAGTGAAACAGTTCTGGATGGTCTGGCGACAAGGAAGCAGCGCCCCGACGTTCCGCCACGACTCGGAAGATGCCGCTACTCGCGAAGCCGAACGACTGGCAACGATCAATCGAGGCGAGCAGTTCTTTGTGCTGGAAGCAATCGGGCTCCGTGTTGTGGACGACATGCTGCGCGTGGATCTGCGCAACGGAGGCGGTGATGACCTGCCCTTCTGACTCCCGTGCTGCAAAGGGGGTTGCTGACGAGGAAATGAGCGACTCTGAAATGTGGGCGGCGCTGAAGAAGCGTGGCCAAGAGAAGCGAGCCAGCAACCGCGAGAACTCCGCACAGATGCTGCGCGATGCCGGCATTTCCTTCGAGTCGAAGAACCTCGGCGCGCACCTGATCGTGGATGGCGGCACTCACGGTAAGTTCAACTTCTGGCCCGGCACCGGCCTATGGATGCGCGTAGGAGCCAAGAGCGCTACGCGCCGCAACTACGGCGTGCGGAACCTGATTCATGTGCTGAAGGGGAACGTCTATGGGCACTGATGCTTTGCCACCTACAACCACTGGAGCCTGTCGTCACGGTGTCCCAGATGGGCGCGACTGCGGCTGCCAATGCTGGAACGACGAATGAGCAACATACCTACCAATACGGGAGTCTTGCGGATGCAGACCATTGGTGACGCGACCCTGTACTGCGGGGACTGCGCCGACATCATCCCGCAGCTTGGCATGGTGGACCTGATCGCCACAGACCCCCCGTATGGAATTTCCTATGTTTCCGCCTGGCGGAAACAGGGGCCGACCGAGATGCTGCAGAACGACGACGTTGCGCCGGTTGGCATCCTTCCTACCTTGGCGGCGACGCTGGTAGACGGTGGGGCGATGTATCTGGCGACCCGCTTCGACGTAGCCGCCGAATGGACCGCCGCCATAAAGGCTTCAGGATTGGACCTGAAGACCCCGATCTACTGGAACAAGGGCAACCACACCAGCGGGGACCTGGAAGGCGATTTCGGGGCGCAGGTGGAGATATTTCTGTTCGCCCACAAAGGGCGGCACAAGTTGCGCGGGAAGCGTCTGGCAAACCTGTGGCACATCCCGCGAGACCCGTCCGGGGAACACCCGACGCCCAAGCCCGTTGCCCTGATGGAACGGATGATTTCATGCAGCACGGACATTCTTGGAACGGTATTCGATCCTTTCATGGGGTCGGGATCGACCGGGGTGGCGTGCGTGAACATGGGACGCAAGTTCATCGGCATTGAGATCGAGCCGCGCTACTTCGACATCGCCTGCGAACGGATCGCCTACACACAGAATCAGGGGAGGCTTTTCGCATGACTACTTCGGGTTCTACCAATAAGGTTGCTGTAGCCGCATGCCCGTTCTGCGGCGGCACCGATACCGCGTGCGGCATAGCGGACGAAGAATTCGGACGCTTCTGGGTCGAATGCATCTGCGGCGCTCGCGGTCCAACTGTAGAAACTCTGAAAGATGCGCGACCCGCGTGGAACAAGCGACTCGCCCCCGAACCAGCGGCGCAGTATCGCTTCCCCCGCAACCCAGACCCAAAGAGCGGCTGGACCATTGATCCCGAGTTCATCCACAACCTGGACAACTCCATCAAGGCGCGACCAGACCCTTGGGACGTTGGCATGGAGGGCGTCGAAGAAGTGTTACTGGCACTGGAGCGGCTCTCCGAAGCAAAGGTTACTGAACGTTCGGCCCGTAGAGACGTGGAGACCGGAAGGGAAATGGCCGGCTCGGGAAACGGGCAACCCCCAACGAAGGGAGAGAAAGCATGACCCTGCACCACTTCGGAGATCCGTGCGTACATTGCGGCATCGGCCATGACGATGTGCCGCCTGGGCCGTGCCAAGGCGACCCGGCCAAAGCTGTGCCGATTTCATACCGGCATCTTAGTCTTCGATGGGACGGCGTTGATCGCTACTTGGTTGAGTTCAGCGCTTACGCTGCGTTGCTGAACGGATGCACCACTCCAACGAAGGAAGGGAGTGAATCATGAGCGTGCTGCTGGACGCGCTCGACAAGTTGAGCAAGCAGGTAGCCGATCCTGACCATGTGTACGCCATTTCCGCCGATCAGGCAGCGGCAGTGCTGGGAGCGCTCGGGGTCTGCCTCCCTGCGCCAGCGCCGCAGCCTGTCCGCGAGAAGCCGCCAGAGCCGACCGTCAACAGCGAATGGCGCGGGCAGGACCTGTGGTGGTGCATCAATGGCGACTGGATCGAGGATCAAGCCTTGAAGAACTGGTACGTCAACGCCAAGGATGAATACACCGGCCCGGTCATCACACTCAAGCATGTGAAGGCATACGCCAACAGACTCCCGGCGAACGGGACCGCACAGCATGAATGAGCCTACGCATTTCGGGCCGGTGTATGGCAGGGCGCATGGGGAGTCTCTTTGCCTGTGTCAGCCCGGGCTGGTTGCCGGCAGCAGCAACACGATGACGCGCAGCCTCAAAATGGTGGATTGCAAGAACTGCGACGAACTCATCGGAGACATCGTGAATCTCTATGTGAAGCGGCTCCAGTTGAGTCAAGGAGCGGTCAAATGAAGATCGACCTCTGGCGCGATCTGCACTTCATGCTGTGGCCGGTTATCTGGTATCGCCCGTCGTCATTAATCTTTGGTGCGCCGTTCCCCGGCGCACTGACGCTGCAGTGGCTGAATCGTGGAATTGCGCTGTACTGGATGCCGCGCAAACCGTCTAGCGGAGTTTCGAGTCAAGGAGCGGTCAAATGAGACTGGGGAAAGTAATCAAGTGCTACCGGCTCATGAACGACATGCCGCAGCGGGCACTGGCGAAGGAAATCGGCGTGGGCTACGCGACCATATGCAGGATCGAGCGCGGCCATGCGATTGACGCCACGACGCTGCTCGCCATCAACAACTGGCTGTGCGCCGCGTCCTATGCCGCACCGAAATCGTCTAGCGGACCGGAGAAGCATTCATGAAACCACTTTGCATCTATCACGGGAATTGCGCGGACGGATTCACTGCCGCGTGGGCGGTCAGCAAGTATTTCGGCGGGGAGGTCGATCTGTACCCCGGCGTTTACCAGACCCCGCCGCCTGATCCGGCTGGCCGCCCGGTCATCATGGTGGACTTTTCGTACAAGCGCCCCGTGCTGGTCGAGTTTGCCAAGAAGTCTGCCGGCGTGTTGCTGATCGACCATCACAAGAGCGCCGCCCTGGACATTACCCCCGGCGGCCCGGTGGTTGATCTTAGCGCCTATACCGGAACCGTGGACTACGCCCGCATCGAGGAAAACATGATGCTGGACCGGATGGAAGGATGCGCCGGGCAGGTTTATGCCCTGTTCGACATGGAGCGATCCGGGGCGGGCATGGCGTGGGATTTCTTCTTTCCGAACCTGCCGCGCCCTGCACTGATTGACCACGTAGAGGACCGCGACTTGTGGCGTTTCAAGTTGCCACGGACGCGAGAGATTCAGGCCAGCGTGTTCAGCTACCCGTACACGATTGAAGCGTGGGACGGACTCATGAACGCCAATCTGGACACGCTGGCGACCGAGGGCAGTGCTATCGAGCGCAAGCACTTCAAGGACATCAACGAACTGATTGGCGTGGTCACGCGCCAGATGCTGATTGGTAGCTATGAGGTTCCCGTTGCGAACCTGCCCTATACGCTGACTAGCGATGCAGGGCACAAGCTGGCGACCGGGAAGCCCTTTGCGGCCTGCTACTGGGATACGCCCAAAGGCCGCGTGTTCTCGCTGCGGTCCACCGATGAAGGCATGGACGTGTCCGAGATAGCCAAGCAGTACGGCGGCGGCGGACATCGCAACGCGGCTGGCTTCACGGTCAGCTATGACGTGGCGCGCTCCTTCGAGTGTCTCCCCCTCCAAGGAAGCGAGAAGTGAGCTATCAGAGCCTAACCATCGAATCCCGCAAGGCAAGAAAGCCTCACCGCTGCATCTGGTGTGGACAAGGCATCGCTATCGGTGAGCAGTACACGCACTGCCGAGGCGTGATGGATGGCGGCATGCAGACGGATGACTGGCACCCGGAGTGCCGCAAGTTCGCTGCTGAGGAATGCGGCGAGGATGGCGGAAGCTGGGAATTCACGGCATGGGGCAATGAGCGCCCATCCCTTACTCCAGGGGATGAGCGTGGGTAAGGTCGTCCCGCTCGGCTGCATTACTCGGCTGGATCTGCCGCCTGATCGAGTTCTAGAGCAGTCCATTGGGAAGCTGGAAGGCGTCGTGGTTATCGGTTTCGACACCGAAGGCAAGACCTACTTTGCCAGTACCTACGCGGACGGCGGCACGGTCATATGGCTGCTGGAAATGCTTAAGAAGCAGTTACTGGAGACGGCACAATGACCTGCTACACGGTGCACATGGATGACGGCTCCAGGGTCGTGTTCCTGTGCGGGAACCTCGGCCCGCATTGCAGCGACCACAACTGCGGCGACGTGAGCGGCTTCCAGTGCGATTTCCCGGTGAGCGATGGCAAGACTTGCGACCTGTACCTGTGCCGTCGCCACGCCTTCGAGGTTGCCCCGGATATCCATTACTGCCCCGGCCACGCATTGCTGTGGCGGGAGTTCAAGGAGTCCGGCGGCGTGAAGCGTGAACTGGAGAACGTCGTGCCCTACAAGCAACCGCCTACCACAGACGGCAAGCCTACTTCCTGACGCGCTCCAGCCAATCAATCAGCGCGTTGTGGTCTACTGCGTCCCGGTCGCGGGCGCTGGCGCAGGACTGAGCGAATTCTCGTACAGCTTCCGCAAGGTCGCGGAGTTGTCCGCCGGGAACCGCCTCAATAGTTCCCGCGGGGGTGACGGTAACTCGCACGTCGCTTTTACTGGCACAGAGCCGCACCCGCTGGCCGAGATCGCGCACAGCGTCAGCAACATCACCAAGCCGGTTCTTTTGTTCATCGCGTGCCTCCAGCACCAAGTCCGAAATCTGCCGGTCGCGGGCGGCCATGTCGAGACGCGCCTGGGCGATCTCCTCGCGGAACGACACCAGCGCCTTTTCCGCCCGTGCTACCCGGCCCGATGCAATGGCGCTGGCGAGCCTGTAGCCGGCCACTCCGCCAGCCAGCACGCCAGCAAGGGCCAGGATCATGCACGGGCCCTTGAAGACGCGCAGCCACGTCAAGCCGGTGGCGACGAAAGGAATCACGGATCTCTGCGGCTGTTCAGGAACCCCAGCAGCGCCACGATGACGCCCACGGCCACGGTAAACCATGCGTAGGTCGTGGGTTTCACCACGGCCTGGATCGAGGTTGCGTTCGCCTGCAGGGCACCAGCAACCACCAGCAGCCCGCCCGTGATCTTGGTCTTGTGACCGTTCAGCCAAGTCAAGAAGTTCATGCTCATGCTCCCAGTGCTTTGCAGGCAGCACGCCAGGCCGCGCACCGCTCATCCAGTCCATTGAACCCGCCATTGATCGCCTTGGTCAGCGACCCGAAGGCGTCCTTGTCCGCGTACTGGTTCAGGCTCCGGGCCTGCCAATACCAGCCAGCAGAACGGCACGCGCCGGCCGGGGCTTCCAACAGTTCAGGGGCCCGCAGCAGGTCGAGGCCCAGCGCGGCCCCACACTTGGCGTAGTTCGCCCGGCCAGTGATCTGCAGCAGCCCGCGTCCCTTGAACCTGCGCCCGTCGCCGGGGGTCAGGTTGCCGAGGTCGGCCCTGCCCTCGTAGGCGTCACCGCTGGCTATCTCGAGCGTGTACCGCAGGGAACCAGACTCATGCGCTACTTGCGCCAGGAACGCGGCCTGCCGCTGCGGGGTGTTGATGCCAAACTCGGTCATCGCATTGGTCAGTGGCGCGGCGAATGCGAACGCACGGGCGCCGCTGTAGGGGATCGCGTGCTGTAGCAGTTCAGGCGTCACCGCATGTGATCCTGCTGATCGAACCGCCCCTCAAGCCGGGCGAGCCGCGCGTCCACGTTCGCGATGACCTCGCTGCGGCGGTCAGCCATCTCCGCCATTTTCTCCAGCCGCTCGTCCAGCTTGTCGAGCTTGTCGTCTACGGCCTTGAGGTTGCGCCCGATGGTGACCCGCGCCAACCACGCTAGCGTGCCAATGACTGCGGTAGTGACCCAGCCGCCATGCAATAGGACTTCCGGAGCGCTCGCCGGTATCTGTTCAGCTGCCATTATCCCAGCGCCTTGAAGCGGATACCGTCCAGCGACACGTATGTATTGTTTGAGGGGGTCGTGGGGACGACATTCCCGCTCGACTGGACTTCCACCAGCCCAACAGCGCCGTTGCTGATGACAGAGAACGCCACCGCAGCGGCGGGCCTAGCACCAGCCGGAAGCGTGAACGCTGAACTCCCGACTGTGCCGCTCTTGATACCGCCAACGAGGTTCACGAACCCCTCGCCGTCTATGAAATAGCCGGCCGTCTGGTAGCCGCCTGAGCGGTTCACCCACGAGTTAGCAAACGCAGGGGCGCCCGACGATCCGATGGTGATGATCGGCTCGGGGGCGACATACTGGCGGATGTAGTCGTCGGTGCGCGTGATGCTGTTCGCCTCGTCCCAGATCGTTTTCGCGTAGGACTTCACGCCGCTGGTGCCGACATACACAAAGTCAGCACGGAACCCCAGCACCGACGAGGCGCGGGGGTATGCGTAGGGAGCGCTGCCAGCAGTCTGCCGCCAGCGGATGAAGCTGCCGGTCTCTGTCCCGTTGCCACCGCCCGCGCTCATGTTGCGCAGGTCAACGTATGAGCAATTTTCGAGATATATGCAGTCGTGATTCTTGCCAGGCTCAAGTTCCGAATAGAACCCGTCCACCAGCAGGAAGCGCGACACGTCCGTGCCGGCGCTCGAAGTCACGCGGATGGCGTTCTTTGTGCCGCTCGTGGCATGACGGCCCCAGCGCTCGAAGGCCACATCACGCACGCGCACGTACTGGAAGCCCTCGACGATTTCGAGGCAGTGTCCTTCCACGTTGTTGATCCACAGGTTTTGCAGTTCTACCGGACCGCCACCGCTGCCGCCGTCGAGCTTGATGCCGTCGCCGTCTACTTCCTGGATCATCACGTCACGGATGACCGTGTTGACGAAAACGCTCTTGAGCAGCAGGCCAGCCGCTGCCACCGCGCCATTCGTGCGGTTGCCGAAGATCGACAGATTGCGAACCGGGCTGAACTCCTGCAACCCACCGCCTGACACGTTGTAACTCTCGACGATGCCGCGAGTAGGCTGGTTGAATGTGGACTTGGCCCAGATGCTGGTTCCCTGAACCGTTCCCGCGTAGGCCCCGCCCATGTAGCCAGCACCATCGAGGCCGGTGGCTTCTGGGATTCGGACCGGGGTGCTCACGATGTACTTGCCGGGCGGCATGTACACCATAGCGCCAAGGTATGCGCCCACCGTGAGCGCGTTAGTGATCGCCGTGATGTCATCGGTGCTGCCGTCGCCGGTCGCGCCGTAGCGCTTCACGTTCAGTTCTGGGTAGTGATACTGCGTCGGCGTGATGCCCGCGCCAATCTCGGCGGCGGTGCGGGGGTATAGATATGAGCCGATGGTGGACTGCGACAGGGTGGTGCCAGCCGTCAACTGTGTGGCAGGCTCCAGCTTTCCGGTGGTGGCGTTCCAGTACGCATACTTGCCGGCACGGGTCGCCTTGCTGGGCCATTCCATGTCACTGGCTGTCACAGTTTCGGTCATCGACACCCGAGACGCACGACCGACCAGCACTTCCAACTGCTGCATCTTCATCGTGATGTCGTCGAGGTCCTGCTCCAGCACCTCGGCCGGGATCTGGCCATAGCTCGCGTACTGGTCCGCAGTGCGCGCTATGGACATGTCCCGGTAGATGGTGATGATCGCGCCATTGGCCTGGGCGCTCGTGAACGTGAGCGTGCCGCCGCCACTCACGCCTGCGCCCGTCAGGGTGTAGTCCGTGTTCAGCGTCTTGGTGACACCATCCACGTTGCACACCACGTCCGAGGCTGCGCGGAACTCGAAGTTGGCGGAGAACGCGGTCTGTACCCCGTTGCCGGTGTACTGGCGGCGCGGCTCGCTGTCAGAAATCGTGAGTGACATCATTCATCTCCGAATAGCCTCTGGCGCTTGCGCAGCCGATATGCGGAGATGCGATCTGCGAACCCGGTGTTCCGGGTTTCAAGTTCTTGTTTGGCGTAGCGGTCGGCCTGCTCCTGCACCTGCTTGAGCAGAGTGACGCGGTAGTCAGGCGTGGCAAGAGCATACACGGACGAGTCCATCACTTCACCCAGCTGATCCTTGAAGGTCTTGCCCTCGAAGATGGGTTCCGTGCGGCTGATCCGCACCAGTTCGTCGTATTCCTCGGCGGTGAGCTTCATGCCCTCCACGCGCTTGCCCGGCATGGCCACCGGGATGGTGCGCGTCTCGTTCATGACGGAAACCATCTCCAGCAGCACCCGGTCCTTGGTTTCCTTGGTGTCCGGGAACGGGGACATGATTCCGATCAGCGAACCGCCCTTGTACTGGATGGGCTGGCCGAACATGTCCCGGCGAGGGGGCGCGTCCTCGCTCCACCCCGGGATACCGGACTGGGCGCGCAGCTTGTCCGTAAAGGTCCAGCCCTCGCGGATCACGGGGTCCTGGATCTGGGCAGCCTGTCGGCGGAATGCAGAGAACGGGACCAGTGCAGAGCCCGTGGACTGCAGGAAGTTCGCCATGTAGCGCTTCGGGTCAGACAGCGCCTCGGAGAAGTCCGCCACGCCCTGCAGGAACGTCTTGGACATGGTGTTGTTGGCCACACCTGCCGTGATCGCTGCAATGGCGTTGTTCGTCTGCTCGGCCTCGTCCTTCATCTCGTCGTCGTAGTCGAGGAAGGCGAGCAGTTCTACGGTGTCGGCGGTGGCTCCGATGACGTAGGCGAGCGGCTCTGATCGCGCAAACGACTGATACGTGACCGACCCGTCAGGGTTTTCGATTCGGAATGAGTACGGCTGCCACCCCGTGGCCTCCAGTACCTTGCGTGCGTCCGTATTCTGCGGGCCGCCCCCGGTGATACGACCATCAGCAGCGGCCATAGCAACAGCACCGACAGTAAGCGTGCCCATTGAGACTCGAGCCAGTGCCAGGTCGCGTTCAGGTCCACCATTGGCTATCGCCTGCCGGAAGCGGGCCGAGAAGATGGCCAGCGGCGAACGCTCGGCAAGGCCAGCCATGAATACATTGATGGGGGTCCTGATGAATGGGGCCACGAGGAAGCCCGCAGGGGCCTTGTTTATCAGGTTCTGCGCCGCCTTGCCACGGGGGCCCAGCGGGTCCTGGAACGTGGCATAGCTGGCATAGTCCTCGCCCGCCTTCATGGCCTCCTCGGGCGGGTCGTTCATGAACCGGGTCACGAGGTCAGCAGCCTCGTCCTTGCCCAGCGCCTTGCCCTCGGCCACTTGCGAAACGTGCAGGTACGCCTGCCGCGCCAGTTCTGCCCGGTACGCCATGGCCTTGAAGAACTCGTCCGTGGGGGCCATCACGCGCTCGGTGGGCGCCCGGATCACGGTCCCGATCAGGTCGATGGCCGCGCCCAGTGACGGCGCAGGCACCCCGTCCCGGAAGTAGTTGGCCGAGGAGATGGCCCGGTGGCTGTCCCCCTCGTACTTCAGGATATGGTCAATCGACCCACCCGAACGCATGGACTTGCCCATGACGCGCAGCGCATCCCGGAAGCCCGTCAGCTGCCCGAACAGCATGGCCGAGGCTTCCCCGACCTGCACATGCTCGGGGCCCGGCAGCAGCATCCCAAGGCGTGCAGCCACCCCAGTCTCGACCACGTTCATGGCACCGAACAGGGCATTGGACCCAGCGTTGACCAGGTGCGTCTTGGGACCGGACAGCAGGGAATTGATGAACACCTCCTGCAGCGTGCCAAGTACCCGGGAGCGGTTGTACTTG